CCTTGCAATTCCTTTGTCGTGGTTGATTGCAAGATAGTCGGGGATGCCTCGGAACCATACATCTTTGTCAAAGAATCCACAGGGGGTAAAGTCTGCTCGGATGCCGAGTTTCTCTTCGCATCGTACGTCGCCTTTGAAGTTGGCAAGGGGTTCCACGAATGGTTTGTAGTGCGCATAACTCGCCGGAAGTGGTGTCTTATCACGGATGTAATCCTCAAATGCTTTGTGTACGGCAGTGCCGTACATGGTTGCTTCAGTGTCTTTAGATTTAAACTTTTTTAGTATTTTGACTTCGTGGTATCTGCGTGGACAGCCTTCAAAGTCTTTGATACCTGAGTAGGAATGAGATAGCGTCATGGAAAGAACTGGGTTTGTTTTTGCAAGCCCTAGTGTACCAATCAACAGTCCCCATAGGAAGCCCCTACGCCTGATTCGCAGGCTAGCGGTAAAGTTTGTGCCCACTTTGGTCTCCATGACATGCACTCCTCAACGTATCGTTGTGCTTCTTGTTGTTCCTCAATCGGTGCGATACATGCCACGGCATCGTGAACTGTCAACACCACCTTATACTTCTTGCCGATTTTGAGCATCTGCTCTGCCACGACCTGCCTTGCTACGGCTTGGCACACGTTCTCCACTACTTTCCCGCCGTATATGTACACGGGTAATCCCTTAGAGAAGTATCTCCACTGATCTTTTTTAGTCTTCTCATCCACTACTTTGGCTAAGTCTGGATATTGAATATATAGACCGCTAGGTAGGGATAACCCTTTCTTCGGATCAGCCGTAACTAGACCCTGCTCATCTAGCCGGTATCCGTTGCCAGTACGTAATGAGATTAGCGCCTCGTCTGCCCTACGCCACAACTCAGGTATCTTGTAGTAAGTGTTTCTGTATTTGTCGATGATGCGTTTTGATTCATCTTCTGTTACTTCAACACCGGCTTGTGTCTTTAGAAATATCTGTAGCTTCTTGTGACCAACGCCATAGCCTGCACCTAGCACCACAGTCTTGCCGACCTGACGCTGACTAGCGGGACCTGTTGTAACGTCTTCCGGAGGGATGTTGTATATCTGACTAGCCATCAGGCGGTAAACGTCCTTCTTTGCCTCAAATGCCTGCACCAAGTCATGCTGACCTGCCAACCAAGCCAAGGTGCGTGCCTCGATCTGCGATGAGTCGCAGTCAATAACCACATGCCCTGCCGGAGCCTTGATAGCCTTCTTGATTTTGCCTGCGTTATCACCGCGTGATGGTAGGTTCTGCAGGTTTACAGAGTCTTGACCAGACCAACGACCAGAGTGTGCCCCGTAGTAACGTAGAGGTACAGGAAACTTGCCTCTAGTAGACATACCAATAAAGCGCTCAGTGCGAGTCTCTTCAATTGTCGTCTTGTTTCCAAGGCGGGCTGCGACAAGGATTTGTACTCGTTCATCAGGATGCTCCTCTAAAGATTTAAATTCTTCGTCTGTCTTTGCAAAAGCCAATGCAACCTTGCCGGTACGCAGGCTTACCTTTGTTGGCGGTACAACGCCGTAGTTCTCGAGTACCTTGGAGAACTTGTCATTAGACATGAGTAGCTTCTTGATGCCTGCCATGCCTTCACTGAAGATTGCGTGTACGTATTCGGGATCAGCGTCTTTCAGCATAAAGTCCCGCACCGATTCCATCAAGGCTTCCTTGGCGTCTCTCACGGCTTCCAAGTGGTCGACCAACATAGTCTTGTCTAACTCAAGCACAGGCTCAATGAACATGCGCAAAGTCATGTCAATCAGTTTCAATTCTTGCTTAGGGAAACCCATCGCCATGTACATGTTGAATAGCTTGTACGTTAACTCGGTGTCGTTGATGCAATACTCAGCGTAGCGTGCCAACTCCTCGGCAGAGAAGTCAGCGTAGTGCTTGCCCTTGGCATGAAGCACCTCATCGCCCTTGGCTCCGATACCCATGCGTTCAGCTTGCTTGGCTAAGCCATGCGCTCTCTCATGCGGATACAACGCCCGTGACATACCAAGCGTATCTAACCAAGCCAGTGGCTTTACACCATACAGCCAGTCAAGTACCGCACCATCAAACGCAGTGTTCTGTGCAACGACCATCGCATTAGACCAGTCAAACTCTTTCAGTATCCGTTCCACTTGCGGTTTGGGATACCAAACGGTTTGCCCATCGTCCACCTTAATCGCAATGCCAATCATCTCAAACTGAGATGACCGCACATACTCCTCGGTAGGAATCTTGGTCAGGGAATACTCAGTCGAGTAGAAGCACTCAAGGTCTAGGGTTACGATTTTCATAACATCCTATCTAGTGTGGCTTCGAGGGTACCTCGTTTGAGTTCATCTTCGTTGATGACTAGCACCCTGCCCCCTGCGGTCAGGATGGCATCTAGGTTTTTGTATTGCAGTGCAGTAGGCACACCCTTTCCTGCCTTGGCTTCAATGGCAAGAAACTCACCACCGTGGCACACTAGGAAGTCAGGCACACCACTGTTGCCGTAGCCAGTGCCAATAGGCATGGCGTAGTAAGCCCCATGAGCTTTCAAGATCAGTTTGATCTTGGCTTTGACTTTACTTTCGGGTGTTGCTGCCATTGGCAACCTCCAGTAGTTTGGCTAAGTAATGTTGGGCTTTCTTCAAGTCCTCAATACCGTTTTTGTTTTTCCAACGTGACACATACTTCACCACGTTACCTTCGAGATACCCAAGGTCGTTGGCAATGATGTAGTCCCACGGTTGGATTGATTTGTCTTTGTAGTGATTGCCACCAACTTGCATGTCATCGGCTCGTTCAATCATTTAGTTTTCTCCTTTAGTAGTGCGTCGTAGTACTGTTTGGGCATCGGCGCTTTCTTCTCAAGAAACACACGCAACCAATCAGCACCGCCAAGTTGATTAAAAATTATCCACTGCCTGTCAGACATTCGTATGTTTCTGAAAGTTATAGGTTCAGGGGGTTTTGCTCTCGGCATTTGTTGGTAATCCTTCGTGTTTGTTCGGTTGTCGTGCTTTTGAGTAAGTGCCGAATTGTTTGTAGCCTAAGCCGGTCTCACTTGCGATTGTTCCCGCACCTTTGGCACGGAAGTAAGTATCCTTCAGAAAGATACTAGGGCGTGGGTCTTCTCGCCAACGGAACGGGCTAAGTGGCGGGGGGCTATTGTCTCTCAAAACAAAACATTCTCTATCAGGGTCATACCTTACTAAGTCAGATACTTTCATTGCAGTATTCCTAACTTACGTAGCGCAACCTTCAAGCCTTCAACACCACCGACACGTTGGTCGTTGATAAATATCTGAGGCATCTGACGGGCATCGGGGTACTCCGCTAAAAAGTTTTGCAGTCGGTTGCCTAGCATGATGTCAACGTCTATGTATTCGATGTTCGCATGCGAAAGAATCCGTTTGGCTATCTCACAGTTCGGGCAGTTATCCCTTGTGTAAATTATGACGTGTGGGTTTTTCATCTTTCTTTTCCTTTCGGTGTTTCAAAACTTCTTCCAGTAATTGTTCCATATCTTTAGCTGCTTGCAAATGAAATGGGCTGATCGGTATTTTGCTTGCCATACTGCGCATCATGCCGATGGTTGTCCTCGCTGTGGTTTCACTTAGCTTAGCCATTGTTCTTCTCCTTGAGTTTGGCTTCAATAGCATCTGCAAACTTCACCCAAAATGGTTTGCCGCCCACAATCTGTTTTACTTGGTCGTACACAAAAGATTGATCCTCATCCGTCAGCCCTACCCACTCACGCTCAGGCAACGGATGCCCTGCTTGCTTGTAGGCTTCCTCACGCCAATTTTGTGCTCGTTGCCTGTGGTACTCACAGTTTGGGCAGTCGTTCATGCTTGTCCCCTTGCTCGAATTGCGGTAGCGCAATGGTCACAACCAAGCGCATCTAACTGCTTTGCACACGCCTCGCGCTCGGCAGAAGCGACAAGGGCGGCAAAGTTTACAAGGTCACGCACGCGCTCCGCCGTAACGCCCGTCTCTTGCGCCATGCGAACAATGTCTTCTTTGTTCATCGTGGTGCATCCTCATGGTTATCAGGGTTGAACTTAGGGACTCGGTTACCCTTGTCCTTGGGGTTTGGGAATGGGGGGAAAGGCCACGTCATGCTTGTCCCCTTGCTCGAATTGCTAAAGCCGCTATCCGAGTCACGCCAGAAGCAAACTCAGGATGTACGGTTAGCGCGTCACATAAATTTGCACACGCCTCACGCTCATGCTCGGCTACTAGCTTGGCAAAGGCTTCAAACTTATCTCTCTCCCTAATACTGGCGTGTCTGATAAAGCCAAGCCCTACCTTCTCAGCGAGGTTGAATAGTTCTTCGTTAGTCATGGCTGCAAATTACTCACGCACACAGCAAGACCATCTACAGACCCCCCAACACTCTCCGCAATACCATCTAAACCGCACTCAATTCCAACTAGTGCCTCACTAATACCGTTTAGTCCTCCGCCAACACTAGTGATTGCTTCGCAAAGTTTTTGTGTAGCTACGCCCATACTCGCAGTATGAAAGTCCATTGCCATGACTTTGGTTAGTGCTACAACATCGGCTGCGGTGTACTCCAAGCCTGACCCCTCCATCATCTTGTGCGCTGTAGCAAAGTAATCTTGGGCAGTGTCTTTTGATTGTCCCATCAGTGTGTTCCAACTGGCTGTAATTTCGTGTGTCATTTAAGTTTTCTCCGTTAAAAGTTTTTGTTTAGCGTCCATGCAATCTTTACAAATAAATTTGTGTAGCCCCGCCATTATTCGGAGATACCCACCATGCGGGTTTTTGTCTTTCTGACACTTCCAACACATCTTCCATTTGCTGTGCATGGCTTGATCGTTCTGTCTTTTTGCGTATGTAGCTGAAAGGTTCTCGGCCACAATACTTATACGTCCTTGTCCTCTCATGGCTTAGTCCCCATGAACTTAATGTTGGGTTGTTCTTTGCGTAACTCTGCATACTCCAACTGCACACGTTGGGCATTGATAATCTTACCCGCCGTGTTGTTCATTTCGGTAGCAACTTTTACGTCGACCGTACCGTTCTTGAGTCCCTCATACAAAGCGGACAGTTCTGTTGTTAGTTCACTGATATGTTTCATCTTTAAGCTCCCAAAGTTTGCGTTTAATAAAAAGTCTGATACGTGCCGCTTCGATCAACTCGGGCGACATTGTGGATTTATACAACCCTCTGATATAAGCATCAGAAGCTTTGACGGCCTGTTTTTTAGCTTTTGCTCGGGCTATCTCAGGGTGAGCCTTGCGGTGCGCATCCTGACGTGCTTTGATTTTTTCTTTGTTGGCTTGTTCGTATTCTTTTCTCTGTGCCGCTATCCTTTCTTTGTTGGCTTCTCTGTATGCTTTCTCATGCGCTTTGTTGGCTTCATGCCAAGCTTTATGCCTTGCTTTCTCGCGTTCTAAGTTAGCTTCACGATTAGCTTTTCGTTTTGCGTTCCTTGCCTCCTTGTTAGCTTCATGGTATTTTTTGGCACGTTCAAGCACGTATTCTTTGTTGGCTTCTTCCCACTCCTTTCGTTTCGCATAGACGTGTTCTTTATTATTTTCAAAATACGCTTTGGCCTTGGCAGCTATATGTTCCTTGCGAGTCGCACGATACGCCTTCCGTTTGGGCGCTTGTATTTCCTTGGTCGCTAAGTAATACGCTTTTCTGTACTCCTTGATAGCTTCAAGTTCGGCTTCGCTCTTAGCGGCTTTGAGTTTCATTCCCCCAACTCCTCAAAGATTTCGTTGAGTACGGTTTTGATTTGGCTGACCATCTCAGCCTTTGTATAAGGTGCAGACATAACCATCTTGATACTTGCCAACGCCTTATACATAGCTTGACCCTTCAATGCGAACAGTAACGCATCCTCATCGTCAGGGTATTCAAACTCCAGTATGGCTTTTGATTTCATTTACCTGAGCCACCGAAGTACGTAGCAAGGATGCTGTACAACCGCTTGGCATCAAACAAGCTAATATTATTTACGATCTCTTGCACATGGTCAGGCGGGTTCTGTTCTTCCACCAGTGCTGTAATGCCTGCTGTAGAAGTTCTAAGCTTAGAAGTTTTTGGTTTATTTACCTTACCTTCCCGCTTGGCAGTAGCCTTAGCTGACTTGATAGGGGAGTACTCTTTCCCATTGGGGCGTAGCAACCCGTCGCTATCTTTATAGATATGCCCTTGCCGTATCATCTGACCAAGCAGTGATGACACAGATGACTTCTTATGTCCTTGCTGCACAAGGACTCGGATTGCGTCGTTCCGAGTACAGCCCGAGTTATCACGGACAAAGTTAAATGTCTTCTTTGATACGTTGTTTGTAGGTGCGAACAATTTAGGTCCTTTAGGTTGTTCAGTTGTT